ACTTTACTCTTGGTCTAACAAACCCATCAACACAGGCCGACCTATTAAGAATTGATACATTTAAAGAAAAATTATTAGCTTACAAAGACGCTGTCACACAAGTACAAGGTCTTGCACCTGTGTCTGCGACTTGGGCGAAGAAACATATACTTGGATTCTCTGATGAAGAAATAAAACTTGATTTATTACAACAAAGAATTGAATCTGCGGTTGCAGCCGAATTAACTAAAACCGCTGAGGTTATTACAAAAACAGGTATTTTTGATAATGTAGATAAGTTATATGGTAAAAAACCTGACGAACCAGCAGGAACACCTGCCGAAGGAGGAGCACCTCCTGATATGGGTGGTGCACCTGACATGGGTGATATTGGAGGCGGAGCGCCACCTCCAACTGGAGGCGAAGAATTAGGAGGACCACCAGCTGGCGGAGCACCTGAGTTAGCCCCCGAATCAAGGATAGATAAAGATATGAATCTAATTTTAGAAGAAGATATGATTAGTGGTGTCGATGAATTAGACTTATCAAAGGGTAGAAAGTCATTGATAGAAATAGAAAATAAACTTGATGAACTATTAAACAAATAAGATATTTATAGTTATGAAAAATTTTGGATTATTAAAATCAATCGTAGAAAACGCATTGGTTAAAAACTATAAGAAGAACAATTTCAAAAATATTTTGAAAGAATTCAAAGAGTTAATAGATTACAACAAATCTGTTGGAAAAGTTTATGTTGATTATGGTTCCATCCTAAAAGTAAAAAATCTTAGTGAGGAAGTTGCTACTGAATTTATTGAATTAACTATTTCAGATATAAAAAACACAATCAAAGAAAATAGAAAACAGTTTTTAGAGTTTGAGGCTTGGACCGAAACTTTAGAGCCAATATCAGAAAATAGTTATCAGTTGTTAGACGATTTAATTTTTGCGGACACTGCGGAAGATTTTCTAAAACTTGTTGAGTCTAAGAAAACCCTTAAAAAAATGTTAACAGAGTCAAATAAAAATGAAGAAACTACTTTAACAGAAACAATTAATATACCTTTAGATAAAATGTATTCAGTGGTTGCCGATACTTTCTCAAACGAGTATTCTAACTTAAGTGAATCTCAATTGTTCGAGTTGAAATCATTGATGAAAATGACCAAAGAAGAATTAACTGAGGGAATAGAGAGACTCAAAAAAGAAGTTACTGAAAAATTAGATTCAGTTGATGTTTCGGACGAGGAAACCAAATCCAAAATTCAAGAAACAAAAGATAGGGTAATGAACACACAAATCGACTCATTATCATACTACAAATTGAAAGAACTTTCAAAAGGACTTTAAAAAAAACCCCGATTTAGTCGGGGTTTTTTGTTAGTTGTTTTCTTCTTTTGGTTCGTCTGTTTTCTTTTCTTTTTGTATTTGACTTATCATGTAACCAGCAAGTGCAAATTCAACACCTGACCAAATTGCCACATCAGAAGTAGTCATAGTTGTGATGTTCTTTACAAGAAAATAAATCATACCCCATTGGCCGATAATGAATGCAACGCCAGACTCAATTCTCTTTTTGGAAAAATAAGAATCTTCGTTTGAATAAATTTTACCGATTTCTGCGATGAACCATTTGATTTTAGAATAAAGCGAAAGTAGTTTTTTCATACTTATAAATATCACAGATATTTACTTTCTTGAAGTTTTTGAACATACTTGGCTTTTTTCATCTTTTCCCTTTTCTTGGTAGTATTTTTTACATACTCTTGGCGGGCTCTTAACTCCTCAATCTGTTTAGTCTTTATCACTTTGTACTTATAACGTTTCAAAGCTTTTTCTAAACCTTCCCCTTTTTCTACTTTGATTACAATCATATTTTTCTTTATATTGTAATAAATATACAAATTAAATTCAAATTTGTTAATAAGTTTTTTTTTCTTATATTTTATCAAAAATAAACTATTTTATAATGAAAAATTTTAGAAATGAAAAAAGGCAAAACATCCAAATTGGATTTGTTCAAAGATGCTAAATGTTATTACGGTAGTGTTGATACTGCGGATTTAAAATCACTTTACTTAGTACTACAAACATGGGTAACCCCTAAAGTTGAAAAAGAAAATTGGAACACAACAGTAGGTTCGATTACAAGAACAATAAAACACAAAATATTAGAAATTGCAAACAAAGAACTTTTCAAGGAACATTTTATAGTTGATTTGGACCTCAGAACAAGTGGAATAAAAATGAAAAAATCATCTTTTTTAAATTTAGAAATTACTTTTTTCACCAAAAATGATGTAGAATTCAAATCGGAAATACTATCAACTGAATTAACTAAAGTTATCAAAGAAGTTCACAAAAATATTCTATCAAATTCAAAATATTTTTCAATACAATTCTCCAAAACGAAAGAAAAGAGTAAAGTTTGAATGGACCTTATATTTATAATGAAAAACAATTATGAAAATATTGGGACCAAAAGAAATTGGAAAAGGTATACTAATAGAATATGACGCTGGTAGTGTTTCATGGAAAGACTCTATAAATGAAAATTTTGGTGACAAAAATAAAACACAAATTGACCACTCAAAACCATTTGTGTTTTATGCTACTCTTCAGAAATACGGAGTTCCAAACAGAAATGGTAGAGTTTATCCTGAAAGAATACTAAAAAGAGAAGCTGAAAAATATAAAAGTTTAATTCAAAAAGGGCTTTCTACATCAGAGTTAAATCACCCTGAATCTTCACTAATCGACTTAGATAGAGTTGCACATATAATAGACGATATTTGGTGGGATGATAATGTACTAGTTGGTAAATTAAGACTTCTAACATCACCAGGTTTTCATGAGAGAGGTATTGTATCAACTAAAGGTGATATTGCAGCCAATCTAATGAGACAGGGTGTAACGATGGGTATTTCATCTCGTGGTGTTGGGTCTTTAGCCAAGAAAGGTGAACATAATGAAGTTCAGGATGATTTTGAAATAATATGTTTCGATTTGGTAATGAATCCTTCTACACCTGGCGCTTATCTTTATATGGACAAAGGTGATAGAAAACTATATGATGAAAATATTGATGTGGAAAAAAAGGTAATTGAACCAAGATTAGATGGTGGTTTAGGAAAATCGCTTGACTTAATGGCAAAATTGAACGACTTTTTAGGACATAGATAATAACATTATGGACGAGAAATATTTTGTAGCAAAAATTCAGTATGACCTGATTGATGAAAACTCAGGTAAAGTAAAAAAAATTAGAGAAGAAAAATTAGTTAGAGGTTTTTCTGTAACAGATGTCGAGGCGAAAGTAACCGACAAGTTCAAAGGGTTTCAACATGATTGGAGAATCACCGCAGTTGCTGAAAGTAAAATAGACGAAGTTTTTCAATAAAAAGACACAATTAAATTAAAAAATTAAAACCCGAGAAATCGGGTTTTTTTTATTTGCTTTTATCGTAAAAATAACTTTTTTGTAGTTGGGGTATATTTATATGAGAAATAAAACAATTTTTATTGCAAAAAATGAATACAGAAAAAAAATCATTGGTTGAGGAAGCTCTTTTACAAATGAAAAATTTGGAAAACGTAGTAACCGAAAACGCAAAAGGAATACTTGCTTCTACAATGAAGGAAGAAATCGAAGAGTTAGTAAAAGAGTCCCTTGAAGAAGGAACTGACGAAGGAATGATGTCTGACGATTCTTACAAAATGGAAGAAGGTTCGTACATGGGTATGAACGAAGACGAAGATGAAGAGTCTATGACAATTGACATGACACAATCAGTTGGTGATGAAGACATGACTGGTATGTCAGATGAAGATGAAATCGAACCTCTTGATTTAACAAGCGGAGTATCTGATGACGAACTTATGAAAATCGTTATGGGTATGGGCGATGACGACAGATTAATCGTTGCTAAAAGCGGTGATGATGTAGATGTCGACATGTTAACTCAAACCGATTCAATGTCCTTCCCTATGGGTATGGGTGATGAAGACGAAATGTCAATGAATGAACCTAATTTAGGTGATGAAGTTGATGAGGTAGTCTATGAAATCGAAATGTCAGAAGATGGTGATGATTATGGTACCGAAAAAGAAGAAATGGTATACGAAATCGAAGTTGATGACGATGGTGAAGAAGGTGTGACGGAATCGAAGAACAAAACTTACATGGGTGTAGGTATGGGTAAAGCTAAATTTTCTTATGAAAAATCAAAGGGTGGTTTTGCTGACCACAAAAAAGTAGCACCTGAAGCAAAGAAATTTACTAAAGGAGAATTTAAAGAATCTCAAGAGGTTGATGAAATGGATTCACCTGAAATGGAAGAAGCTTCAAGAACTTATGGTAACGGAAGCAGAAATTATCCTAAAAGAAAAGGTCTTCCAAAAATGAAGGTTGAACCTAACAAAGCTTTAGAAGAAGAAGTTAGAGTATTAAGATTGAAAAACGAAGAGTACAGAAAAGCTCTAAATATTTTTAGAGAAAAATTGAACGAAGTTGCGGTTTTCAATTCTAACTTGGCTTATGCTACAAGATTATTTACAGAACACACTACAACCAAACAAGAAAAAATAAACATTATGAGACGTTTTGATAACGTCGAAACAATCAAGGAATCAAAAAATCTTTATTCACAAATCAAAAATGAATTGGGAACTAAAGAAACTACAGTTGTTAAAGAATCTATCGTAGAAAACATTGATAGAACACCAACTAAAGGTTCTACAAACTTGGTTGAAAACAAGACATATGAGAATCCACAATTCTTAAGAATGAAGGATTTGATGTCAAAATTAACAAAATAAACTAAAAAAACAAAACAAATAAAAAAATGGGAGCATTATTAGAATCAGGTCTTGTTGGTAACATCGGTCTTAAGCACCTTAAGGTTATCAAAGAAGATACTATCGAGAAATGGAACAAGCTTGGGTTCCTTGAAGGGTTGAGAGGTCATGTTAAAGAAAACATCGCTCAACTTTATGAAAACCAGGCATCACACTTAATAAACGAAGCTGCTAGCACAGCATCAGACGGTTCTTTCGAAACGGTTGTATTCCCAATCGTAAGAAGAGTTTTCTCTAAATTGTTGGCTAACGACATCGTTTCTGTACAAGCTATGAACTTACCTATCGGTAAATTGTTCTACTTTGTACCTAAAATTCAGAACTATGAAACTGGTAACAATAACGGTTTCGACCCAACAAATGGTGGTCAACACTACGCACCTTATGGAGCACCAG